ATACTCCTTCTGGTTCTCCTAAGAATACTCCTTCTGGTTCTCCTCCTTCTGGGTCTCCTAAGAATACTCCTTCTGGTTCTCCTCCTTCTGGTTCTCCTAAGAACACTCCTTCTGGGTCTCCCAAGAATACTCCTTCTGGTTCTCCTCCTTCTGGGTCTCCCAAGAATACTCCTTCTGGTTCTCCTCCTTCTGGGTCTCCTAAGAATACTCCTTCTGGTTCTCCTCCTTCTGGGTCTCCCAAGAATACTCCTTCTGGGTCTTCTCAAAATCCTTTGTTTCAAATTTTAGAATTACATAATTACCAAAATATAAAAGATATTGTTCTTGATAAAATTGTTCCAAACTCAATGACGGTTGGGCTTCCCGCAGATGCCAAACAAGGTGATGGTGTAGCATATTGCTTTAAGAATATTGGGTCCAAAACCATAACATCTATTACAATTTCTTTTGACACTTCAAACATGGTGTATAGTGGTACTAATTTGATGATGTATGTTAATATTGGAGTTGGTAGCAGAACTAATGGGGTAGATCCAATGGTAGTTTCGCCTGAATTTGGTAACTCAACTTCGTATTATTCATCTTCATCTGCGGCTACTAGTTTGTATACTTACACTGCAGACCAAGTCTTACCTGGAGAAGCATTTGTTATCAACTTAGAACAACCTTTGATGTTCGCAGGCATTTCTGCGACAATCCAAGGAGTTACATTTGCGTAATCATTTTTCCGTTTAAAACATTGGTTTAGATTTCATAACCAAATTGTGGGCTAAAATTTTTCCATTTTTCATTATTATGGTTTAGGAGATATTTTAAATAGAAATGGAAAAATTAATCTATGAATCAGAAAATAAATAGATAGTTGATTTTAAAAAAACAAAAAAAATTATCTCTTATTTAATAAAATGTCTATTATCCCAATCACTACTGCTTTTCGTAATGTATCTGTTGGCCCCTACGTTGTAGATGAGTTCTGGGTCAATGAGAATGGTTTTAATTCGACTGCCGCCCTCACAAACGTAACTCTACCCGGTCTGTATGGGCAGGGTACGACTATACTAAGCTGCAGTTTGCTAGCTCCTGGCACCGGTGTTACTAATGTGCTCGGTAGCTCGGCTGTTAAGGTATTTGCTCTAAACAATCTTGGCAGTTCGTCTGGCACTCGCGTTCTTTATGACGCTCTCGGTGTTTCGACTAATACCCCTGGTACTGGTTTAGGTGGTACTCTACCCGCTGACAGCTGGCTCACTCTTCAGCTAACTGCTGACCCCGGTAAAGCGACTGGTCAGGCCATTGGTCTTGCTGTCAAGTACACCAACCTAACTCAGACCCAGCCCCGTGGCTACGCCACGTTATAAACTACTTAACCGTAATTTTGACTCATATATTATCATAAAAATAATATATTTACCAACACGTTTTTGGCTTCTCATTCTTAAATATAAACAATCCAGTATCATTAAAAGATAGTTCTGTTTTCCACCCAGAAGAGTTTAAATCTTGCCTTACTGTTTCCAAAATATCTCTAAAATGCGTATTTCTTGAGAAAGGATCAAGATTAAAATAATCATCTTCATTTCGTCTTGATATTAGATGATTTAGTATTTGTTCTCTAAACATTTTTAGAGAAACTTGAAAGAGTATATGGTTTAAATCATCTTTTGAAGCAGAAAAAATCTGTTTTGCAGATAATATAAATGTATCTTTTTCCATTTATTCAAATAAGCCTGATTTTAAATAAAAATATACTATTGTTTAGCCAACTTTTTCTTTAACTTTTTCATTCTTTTCATTATTTCATCTTCCTGAGGATCTTTTGAAAACAGTTTGTAATAAGAAAAAATATCATTATACTTTTCGTAAACACGTTTTGCTTCCTCAGAGTCTTCATCATCTGATAAGTTGGCTTTGTTTATATATTGGTCAAAGTTCTCTTTTGTTTTTTGCTTTAGTTTTTCGCGTGGATCATAAACTTTATAATCATCATATTTAATCTTCGGTTTACTTGGCTTGTATGCAGCAAGTGTTTCCGCCGAATCAAGTATGTTATCAATGTTATTCGTTAATTGAATTGGCTTGTACTTTTTCTTCTTTTCTTCTTGAATCCGTTTTCTCTCATCTTCTTCTCTAAGTCGTTCATTTTCTTCCGCTTTTCGTTTTGCCTCCTCGATTTTTATTTGCTCTTCTTCTGCATCTTCTTCCTCTTCTTCTTCCTCTTCTTCTTTCTCTTCTATTTCCTCTTCTTCTTTCTCTTCTTCTTTCTCTTCTTCTTTCTCTTCTTCCTCGTAATACCAATTTTTAATGTTGTTTTCGTCAAAATATATTACATCATCCTTATTTTCGCTTTCTTGTTTCTTTCTCTCGTCTTCGTCACGTTTCTTTCTCTCGTCTTCGTCACGTTTCTTTCTCTCGTCTTCGTCACGTTTCTTTCTCTCGTCTTCGTCACGCTTCTTTCTCTCGTCTTCGTCACGTTTCTTTCTCTCGTCTTCGTCACGTTTCTTTCTCTCGTCTTCGTCACGCTTCTTTCTCTCGTCTTCGTCACGTTTCTTTTTCTCGTCTTCGTCACGTTTCTTTCTATCTTCTTCCTCATTCTTCTTTTTCTCTTCTTCCTCGCGCTTCTTTCTCTCGTCTTCGTCACGCTTCTTTCTCTCTTCTTCCTCGCGCTTCTTTCTCTCTTCTTCCTCGCGCTTCTTTCTCTCGTCTTCTTCCTCACGCTTCTTTCTCTCTTCTTCCTCGCGCTTCTTTCTCTCTTCTTCTTGATTCTTCGTTCTTTCTTCTTCCTCACGCTTCTTTCTCTCTTCTTCTTCACGCTTGTTTTTCTCTTCTGCCTCTTTTTGAATCTTTGGTTTACGGCCTCGCTTAGATTTTTCTTTTGGCGGTGGGATATCAACGGATGCATGAGAAATTTTAGTTTCCTCGATAGGTTGAACTATTTCAACTGCCAATTTCTTATTATACTGTCTTTTAGGCTTTTCTTCATTTGAAATTTTATTCTCTTCAACAGCTGCGTTTGGTACTACGACTTCATCATTTGTCTCAATTACCTTTGGTTTTTTGTTATACTTTCGTTTTGGTTTAATCACCTCTGTTGCGTCATTTGAAATCTCTGGTTCATTTTGGCGTTTAATATCATCATTATCAGTGTCTGGTGTATGTTCAAATATTATCAGCTTTACGTCCTCTTCTTTGTTCTTATTGATAAGCCACCCTGGTTCGGGCTTCAAGTTTTTGTAGTATTTTGCGCCAATTTCCTTCATAGCAATAGAAAACTTGTCTTTATCTCCATATACAATTAAAGACGTATCAGAATACGGTTTGTATTTGAGCATTTAAAGTTATAAGAGATAACTTTAAATTTTATTTCGTTTTGTTGAAAAGAATGCGTTCTATTCTTGTTCTATCATCATCTGTAAACCCAGACTTTCTCCTTTCCTCTTTTGCTTTTTCTAAACGAGCTTTTGTGTCGCTAGAATTTTCTTCTTTTTTCAAATTCATTTTTTTCACTTTTTGAAGACGTTTTGTAACACGTTCTTGATTGCGTCTTTCTTTGCGGGACATTTGTTGCTGTTTAGGTTGTTCTAAAGGTGGCAATGGAATATCATTCACTTTGCCTTGTTGTATAGAAATGGTATCTTTTTTTTCTTGTTCTGTAGAAATTGGGGGCGATTGTGTTTCATGCCCAAAATCAAGCATCCTTTTTACAAGATCATTGAATTGTTCTTGAGACATTTATCTGTGTTAATTTTTCATTTAAATATCAATCTTAAAACCAACTATTTAAATGAAGGAAAAAGTGATGCAAAATATGATATATTTCGTTCACTATTAGGCAATACATACTTAAATTTTCTAAAATTTTCGTCGTATCGGATTTGCACTGAATTTATGTTATGTTTTTTAAGATAACTTGACAGTAAAACATCAGGTGTATTAATTATATCTTGTGGACTATCTTCAAGATTGAAAATATCATCATTGAAAAATTTAGGCTTTATCAGAACGCCGTCAGGTACACTAATAATATCATTTGATTCTGGGTTGTTGACCTTGGTTTTATTTACAGCAAGTTCTTTACCATTATAACCAGAAACAAAGATAACACTGTTTGGATTCTGATTACTTGTGTCAACCAATGTCTCTATAAAGTCACTGCCATAAATCCCAGCGTCGTCTACAAGTATAATTAAAGCTTCACCATCTTTTTCTCTTAATAGAGGCGAAAAAATACTTGCAGATTTACCGTAATCTTTACTTAACTTATGTACAAGAACAATATGATTATTTTTTATATAGTCTGGTAAAACTATATCTTTGTCTTCAGGTATGGATATAATAATTTGATCAGAATGAACAGTTTGATCCAATATACTATTTACAGACGCTTTGATGTTTTCTAGGTTTCCAGTTGTTGTCGTCATACTAACTATTATTTTGTTTTTTGTATTTGCTCTTGGGGTTTTTAAGTATTCTTGCGCATAATGATCTAACGAGCCAGTTCTTAACTTTACATACCTTACATACCCAAAATACGCAAGAACAATCCACAGCAAAGACAGGACAAGAATAAGAATATTCAACTTGACAAACTTACTTGGCATTTTAATATATGTGTTAATTTAAATATATTAAACTTAAAATCACTCTAATGAGAAACAAAAATCTACTCACAGTACTGATCATTCCACATATCTCTAAATTTTTTTCCATTCGATTCAATAAGATTCTTTTTTAGTTTTGCTTCAGTGTAATCTTTTAGTCGTTCGATATCTTGATTTCTCCCCGACATTTTTTCCCAGGCCTTTTCAACTTTTACAAGCGTTTTATAAACCTGCGCCTTTGTCATGGCTTTTATTTTTGCGTTTGTCAAAGCTTTTGGTAAAGGATACTCTGGACAATATGCGGCCTTTATGTATATTATTTTAGTCTTAGGAGACCTTTTAACCGATTTGTTAGTGCTTCTTTTAACCGATTTGTTAGTGCGTGTTTTTGTATTAGAATTTGCCTTGACGACACGCACCCATCTAAAAACTCCGGATTTAGCGGGCTGAGACGAGTACTGCTTTCCGTCATTGCCAACAAAAGTACGGTAATGACATTCTACGTTATTTGCAGGAAAAGGAGGCGACGGACGAGATGAATATTTTTTCAACGATGAATGATAATCTTCACAAACCATTTACTTATAAAAAAATTTAATATTCGCAGTAATTTTTTATGATAGGCTTTTTAGGGTCGTAGATACCGTTCTTTGCGGCCGTGTCTAAAATGTCACTGAAGATGGTGTGAAACTTGTCAGTATGACCTACTTCGTCGCAGCGAACATGTGCAAGTTCGTGTAGAGTTACATAAATGAGCATATTTTTATCATAATACTTGCCGTCTTTATCAAAGAGGCAAAGATGTATTTTCTTTTTGTTAATGGTGTAGGACTTTTTGCCTTTTAAAAGAATAACAGTGTTTATGTCCGGAAATACAGGTTCAAGCGTTTTTCTAATATCAATCAGCATTGGATCATCTTCAACAAATTTTTCATATATTCGATTTGCTGTCAGTAAGACAAAAACAATTGATAAAAAGAATAGTAAGGAAAACAAGAATAGTTTCATTTATTAGTAGTATTATTTTAGTCAACTTCGTCCATTTCAAAAGAAACTCTTCCGTCATTTATCCTAAAACGAATACTATCAATCAAGGTGTCTAATTTGCAACAAAACATGACGTCATAAGAATAAGTATCTTTAAAATTTTGGATTCCAATAATAGCGTCTTTAATATCGGCTAAAATATTTTCTACCAATTTAAAGCTCGTAGAAGTCTTTGTTTGTTTATTAACAGTTATAATTTCAAAACAACGACCGATTGTCGTTTCAATAAAATTATATGCATTCATTCGGTTGTCTGTCATATAAAATGTTCGTGATAAACGAGTAAACCAGTTAGATGGTTGAACATAGAGATATTTGACATTGATTTTTTCACCTTTTTGAATCTTCCCTATGAATTTTAATTTGCTTAGAACGTCACTTGTTGTTGCGTCCATTGTAACAGTATGCTTAAAATAGTGATACATTTCTTTATAGTTAAAAAACAAATTGAATAAAAAGAACATAATCTAGTATATAAGTAGCACAATGCTCGCACAAATTGCGTCTGATATTCATATCGAAAAGGTATATCCAAACAAAGCTATAATAACTGATTTTATTGTCCCCGTAGAAGAAGCCGAAATGTTGATTTTAGCAGGAGACATCGGCTCAATTTATCAATATGAGGAATTGAAGCATTTTTTCATGTCGTGCAAACAATATTTCAAATATGTCTTATATGTCCCCGGAAATAACGAATACTATCTTCGAGAGGGATTTCAACCTAAAACTATGAAAGAACTTGACAACGACATCATTCGACTTTGCGATGACACACAAATTATGTTGTTGAATAATGCGTACATTGAAACTGAAACACACATAATTTTTGGATCGACTTGGTGGAGTCATATTCCTGATACCCTCACAATGCGTGTTTATAAAGAGAATGGAGTTCCAATTGACGCGGATGATTTTAACTATATGCATAATATAGCTAGAAGATGTTTAAACAAAATTATAGAGAAAAAGGGAGAAAAGAAACTTATTGTTGTTTCTCATTATTGCCCAACAAAATTTGGGACAATGAACATGCATCACAAAAAATCTGACTTTACAGACCTTGTTCCGTATTATTTTTCCTCATCTGAAAAGTATCTCAAAGGCGCCGTTGATGTTTGGATTTATGGGCACACACATGTTTTCCGCGACTTTTATTTTGATAATCAGTATACTCGTGTTATTTCAAACGCAGACCCGCGTAAGAAATTTTTTAAGAAAAACTTTTTTATTGAGTTGTAAATTGAAAAAATGCATAATGTACTTGCTTAAAATTAAACGACATGAATCCGGTTATCCAACAAACAACAACTGAGATGCTTCAACAAAGAGGATTTGAAGTTGAAGTTACAGACGAAGGACTAGTAGGGAGAAAAGGCCGTTCTTCTATCATCGTTTTTTTCAACCTATCACCAAAGGTGAACAATGACCGTATTCAAGAGTATATCACAAAGATGCGAAATGCGAATTTTACACATGCCATTGTCGTCTTTAACGACTCTGTCACACCAATGGCTCAAAAAGTAGTAGATGAACTGGAAGGACTGCGCATAGAGCTTTTTCAGATGAACTCTCTTCGATATAACATCACAAAACACCGTCTTGTTCCCAAACACATTCCTTTGACAAAAGGCGAAATGAAGGCGTTTAAAGAAGAATTTGGCACAAAGATTCCAATCCTACTTCATTCAGATCCAATTGTGCGATTTTACGATTTTCAAAGAGGGGATATCATAAAGGTAGAAAGAAAAAATGGTTTTATTTGCTACCGCATAGTAAAGTAAATAATTATTTTTCATTTATTGGAATGAAAAATTAACTGGAAAAATAATATTTTTGAGTCATTTTTAAAAGAAGATTCATATGTTTTTGCGCGAGTTGTTTTTCACTTTCTTTTTTAGAAAACAAGGAAGGCGCTTTCCCAGTGGTATTAAAAAAGTGCACATAATCAATGCATATTTTCTCTTCCGTTTTGTTCACAAAAAATTTTAAAAAAGAGCTTTCCATTGTCTTCTTTGTTTTTGATATGTAAAGTAAAAATCATTTTACATATCAAAAATCATTTAGAATTTTGTCCGATCATTAATAAATGGAAAACATTCTAAAAGATGTGCAAAAAAAGAACAAACAAGGTTCTAAAGGTAATGATCCTCCTGGTAAGCGCAGTCGTTCTAGAAACGAAGGGGCTGCAGCCGCCGCTTCCAATAGCTTACTTGATATACTCCAAATATTAAGTAGGGAGGCAAAAATAAATAATGACGCTTCAAAACAAAGAGTTCTTGCAGAGTTAAGAAATACTTCAGAAGAAGCTCAGCAGCAAATAATGATGTTGACCGAACAGTTTGGTCACAAAGGCTCTTTACAAATTTTAACCAAATTTGCGATTTTTTTTGAGAAGCATACTGGAAACAGATTTAATTTAGATGAATTGACAAAATTATATGTGCGAACGCTCAAATTAGAAAGCAGTAAAGAAGAGATTGAAAAGAAGAAAAGAATTAAACTTGAAAAACAACGTTTATTAGAAGAAAATGAACTGTTAATTCAAAACGCAAGCAAAATTTTTAAAATAAACAAAAATGACCAGAAAAAGATACAAGCAGGCGCTCAAAACAATCCTATTTTACGTACCATTTTACAAAATTATTTACCCACTTCAGATATCATGAATGTGTTTTTAGAAAAATACGCTGATGATGATAAAAAACCCTTACTTTTAAGATTAAAAGAATTTTTGACTCCCGAAATTAGGGCGGAAATTAGCAAAAGTGTTGGTTTTATTAAGGAAAAAAATTTGTTTACTGGATTACCAGGTTTAAAACTTGGAGGAAGCGATGAAGAGGGAGAAATTGAAAGGATATTAGATGAAGAAGACGAAATTGAAGAAGAGGAAGATGAGGACGAAATTGAACGACTTCTTGAAGAAGAAGGCGATGAAGAAGTTGCTGAAATAAGAAGAGATGCTAGGGCTAGATTGGCATTAGAAATAGAGGAAGAAAAGGAAGAAGAAGAGGAAGAAGAAGGACAAAAGATGCAGGCTGCAATGGAAGAAGATGAAGAAGAAGACGGACAAAAAAAGGTTGAGGATGACTTTCAATTATATGATATATTTGGTATTGATAGGACGGGATATCTACAATATGCTCAAGGTATGGCTGCAAGAAAAATTTTGGAACAAAAGGGCAACAAAGACCTTGCTAATAAGTACTACACAAAATGTAACGCACTTGACCTAAAGGTTTTGCCAGAACCGTTTGATAGAATTGCATATAAATATTTTGTAAATGGTTCCGCGCTATTATTGAAAGGTTCATATCTTGGCGCACTTGAACAGTTTCACAATTGTCTTACGACCGTTCGCAAAGCTATGCCAAAACAAAATGTGACTGTGGCGGAGGAAATGCAGTCAGTAATAAATCAGGCAAATATACCCTTTGCAATGGAGGTAGACGCAGTTTTAACTGAAATTCAAATTGCAAAGAACGTAGCACAAGAAAGAATGGCTGAATTAATTACTTTGCGACTTAACAGGTGGGAGATAAACAAACAGGAAGCTAATGAGGAAATGGCCAGGGTGCTTGTTTCTGAAACCCAAATATCATATGCTGAAAGTATAGTCAGAGCTTCTCCCTGGGCGTATACCCGTATTACGTTTTCAGATAAAACGAAGCGATTGATGGACAAGTTTAAGGTAAAGAACATTTGGATTTTGCCATTAAACGATACAACGTTTCGTGATTTGGTTGGTTTAAATAGAGAGACAAAAACAATTGACGGTGATACGTATTATAAACCTATAAATTTGTTTTTTAATGTTTACCTAAATGAAACTACAGAAGAGGGTGATGTAATCACTTTTGGTGAATACAAAATGAAAGTGGCATATGACGTAGGAGATGAAATAGTAAAACATGATAAGAATATTGACTATGACCAGAAACAACTCTTTGTAGAACGTATCGTTACTGGACCCAAAGCGGTTAAGAACATTTGGATTTTAGCAATCAATGAAGATGCAAAAGAGTTGGTAAATTGTGGCAAAAGCCGGTTTTTTGGACCAGAAAAATATTGCATTCAAGGTAAGCACTTTTATAACAAATTTTTGAGAAGTAGTGTTGTTAGTCCAAATAATGTTGTAACCATTGCAGGGAAGTTTAAGGTCAAGATTAAGTACGAACTTGCGAATGGTTCGATTGTTGACCATGATGCATTGATAAATGAAGAAAAGCAAGTCACAATAGCTCAAATTTTTGCATCTGACAGTGCTAAGATTGAATCCTTAAAAAATATTCCTGTAAATTTAATCACCTTTTCACCAGTCCTATTTGAAAAGATAAATTATATTTTGGCTGATTACATTGATGATGAAGCTTTGCGGAAAGAACTTATTTCACAATGTATTGCAAAAGCTGCTACTGACAATGGTACAATGAATACACTTTTTCAACTGCTTTCAAAGGTTATTGCATATTTACATTTTGATTACCTTACCTACGAAGAAACAGAGCTTAAAGCGACAAATTTTAAACGGAAAGTAGAGAGTAATTTTTATCCTTCAGTTTTAGAGTTGTTATTGCTATCACCTGAACAAAAAGTTAACAGTTCGGATGAAAAGCTTCTAAACTACTACAAAAATCGTGAAGCGTACATTGTAGACACGCTCCTTTTGAAACTTCAAAACGTTCTTTTTCAAGGAGGAAAGTTTATGGCACTAAAACATGAATTGCTAACACCAGAAAATGATATTCTTTACATTACCAATGTATATAAGGGAATTTTGGTTGAACGAAAACCCGTGCCCAAACAATCTGCGGAAAAGACCCAAGAGCAACTTAAAAATGAAAAGGAACAAAGAGAACATGCTGAATCCGTCTTTAATGTTCTGTATCATATTCAAAAGTCAATCAATGAGTACAAATCTTAAACTTCTTTTAAGAATAAAATAATTTACCACTTAATTTTATTCTAAATAAATGTCTAATGAACTAAACTTGCAAGAACATTATGCACGTAAAAAAAGTATAGTGGCAATAACAGGAAAGGCGATTCTTTTTGCTTCTATGCAGTTTGCTATTGGGTCTGTTGAAATGAGCTCAAAATTTAGTGTCAAAAACTTTTCTAAAGATCAAACAACCCTCCAACATGCAGCTGACGCTCTTTCTGACTACATCTTTATCGGTGTTGTTTGGACACTTGGCACATGTATGATGTTTTGGGGAAATTATGGTATGAAAGGAGCTATCATCAACTTTATTGCAAACTTTATAATAATGGCTTGGATTATGACTAGTTATAAAGGTGCTTTTGAATATGCATGTGTAACTGGGAATTTGGAATACCCAGAACTTTTTAGGAAGCGTAAGAATGTTCACTTGGGTTTGAATCAAGCGTCAACCGCCGCGGCAAATCAATAAGGATTTTTTCGGCATACATGGCTTCCACTTTTTTCCAACTGTTCTCCATCATTCGTTTCCCACAATCTCGAGTCATATCGTAACAAATACGAATCCACCAAAAGTACAGTCGTCGTTGAGCTCTCGTCACATTTTTCTCGTAAAGCTTAGACATCACACGCATAAATTTAAACCCTTTCAAAAAATGAAAACGAGATTGAAGAGTAAAACAACACCTTTGAAAACAAATCATGTTGTAACGTTTAAAGTTCCAGTTGAATAGAACATTTCTAAAAATTTCGATTATTTTTAAGATGGTTTCCCTTTTCATTTGAGAACTAAATTTGTCCAAAAAAATAGCCAGTGTGCGAAATTGATAGTTATGGGCAAGTTGCTTTGCTGTGATATCAATATTGATATGATTTGACTCGTTGTCAAGAACCCAGAAAAGAAACCTCGACAAATGATCACATGAAAGACAAAATGAGATAAATTCTTTTTTTTGCAAATTGGAAAGTCCTTTGAAGGTTCTTTCAGCTTCACAAATTGGCATATTTTTTTGTATTAACATATAAGGTAGTGACATTTGTAATACTTAAATTTTTTCATAAAAATTTCAGTTTAGTAATAAATGGAAGGTATCGTTCAAAGTTTTTTACAGTACCAAATTGCATTTAAAATTTATCATTGGCAAACAAACTCGTATTCTCGCCACAAAGCGTCGGACGAGTTGTTTTCCGCTTTATCAGAAAAGATTGACCGCTTTGTAGAATGTTTGCAAGGCAGTCGAAACGAAAAAGTAAAATTCAAAAAAGGAACAGTAATTGAACTTGAAAACTTTACAGACAAAGAAGCAGTTACATTGCTACACGATTTTAAAAATTGGCTTAATAAAACTTTGATTAAGGAGATACATGAAAAGGATTTAATTAACTTAAGAGATGACATATTAGCAGATGTCCATCAAGCTTTGTATTTATTTACGCTTGTATGAGGTTTTATTTTTTAAAAAATAAAATCTATGAAATTTATATGCGCAAAAGGGCTGTAAAATTTTGTTCCTCGTCTTCGTTTACATAATTAAGTATTTTACATTCATTATCACTTCCGCTAATGTAATTTATCTGTCTTACATTGACAAACTCGTAAAAACTTGGGTCCAACTCCATGATTTCAGAATTTTTAGACATTACTTTGTCTCTTTTCCAACTGGACATTATTGACAATGCTTCATCTGCAGTTTCTACATTAATAGCAAGGTAAGGGTTAGGGTCAAGAAGATCATTTTGAAAAATGTATGGTTTTAGCAAAACCGCTAAAATTTTGTCTGTTAGTTGATATGTTGAATCACTGTTTGAAATATACTTCATTACAAGGGTTCCACCTTCAAGCATAATTTGGTTTTGATATGTTCTAAAATCTAGTATGTCAGCATACGTTACAGGAATAATTTTTATTTCCGTATAACTTGCTATGCGGTCTTTTTCTAAACGAAGATAGTATACAAGGCGTGTCAGAAGTTCTTCACTATTGACAATAATATTTCCGTCTTGTACAAAACCTTCGGTAACAACTCCAAACTGCGAAGGAAAATCTTTGTACTCATAACTAGGGTCCAGACGTATTTTTGAATCTACAAATTGTATGATGTCCTTGTCTGCAATGTAAGGTAGATTTTTTTCACTTGCCCATACAGCTAATAGATATTTGGCGTACTCTCCAAGATAGGCTGCAACACGTTTATTAAAATTAAATTTCATAAATTCAGATATACCTTTGGGAAGAGAAAAAGTTGTAATTTCTTTCAACTGTAAAGGAATCAATTTATCCTCTTCTCCATTTGGTTCAACCGGAATATAGTATGTATTATTTAACGTCGAAGTAACCTTTACCATCGAAATCATTTCGTTTGAGTTTAATTGTACTTTAACTTCAGGAAAAATTGACAAAAATTTTTTTATCTGTTCAAAGGTGATCTTTTCATTATAGTTATGTTCTTGTCCAACCGCCATAGGAGGTATTGGATTTTCTGTATATAGAAGTAGTTTAGGCAATCCATTTAAATTTTGGTCTTTATGAAAATCGAGTATAATCGCAGACGTTTTCCCATAACTGTTGTAAAATTGCCCTGAGATGTTGTTTTTCACTACATCTTCAAACTCGTAATAAATTACTTTTTTCTTGACCGAAAAACTAGACCGTATATAATCAAACAAGTTAAAAATCATTGGCACAACAGGGTCTTCATCCATCTCAAACCACTTTTGTGTAAGAGCCCCCTTGTCCGATACATGAGATTGGACAATCAGTTCGCATTGAGGATATATCAAATTTTCACCTGAGGTGCCTCGATGTTCTAAAATAAAAACCGTTTTCTTATTTCTGAAAGCCTTATTTATTATGTAATTTTCAACATGTCCTGGAATTTTAAGTTCATCAGGGGAAAATACAAAGATTTTACAGTCATATGCACTTTCTAGAATATCTGTATATTTTTCGGGGGAAAAATAATTATTTTCATTTGTCATTTCAAGTCTCATTTCATCTATTGTTTTATTGTAAAAATTTTGCTTTCCGGTATAAACATGTTTACTGTTTGCAATTCTATTTACTTCTTCGGTTAATTCATCAAAACGTAGTTTGCATGTTTTTCCGCCTTTAAAAGGATAAATAATTATTCTTATGGCTTCAATAATACACTGCAAAAATGAAAGTTTTGTACGGTCCATACCTAACCTGAGAAAATGATGGTCTTTTTTTGCATTCAAATGAAATATGTAGTGCATATTTTCAAAAGGTTTGAGTAAGCCAAAGTTATCGTATGAAACACTTGTTTTGGTTGTAAGAATTGCGGTTTGCCTTGCTCTGTGATCTGGCGCGTTAAGGCATTCACGAGATTCTTTCAACGACATCATTTCGAAACCATGACGCTCTGTTTCATAACAACAGGGCACAATTGGGTATTTAGACCCAGTAATTTCTTGTAAACCAGGGAACAAGTTTTCATCTATACATTTATAATATCTGCCTTCTTCATCATTATCTGGAAATCGAATTGCTTTATTTAGAGGGAGAAGATCTACTGCCTCATCATAATTTATTAATTGCACTTGTTTCTGTTTTGAACATGTTCTGTTATAAGTTTTTGTAAAAATATCTTTCAACTGTTTTGTCAGCGGCTTTTGCTTTTCTTTTTCCATTTCTTTTTGAGGTGTTTGAGTTGAGAATGTGGGTATAAACTTCTTATAAAAAGCAATTAATGTTGGGCTCTCATTGTTATATATACTAAGTGCGCGACAAAAGTATTTTTGAAATTCCAAAATAGACTCGATATTCTTAGCCTTTATTCTTATATTAATATAAGGACTACCCATTGGAAATTGTCTTTTGTCCTTGCCCCGAATAACATTATCGTATAGTTGAACTGTTCTTGGAGTAAGTACCAAACTAACTTTGTCGCCAGTTGAACGTGCGGTGTAAAAAGTATAAATGCCTTCTTTTGTTTTTGTTGCCAAGGAACTTTCGTCGATGTACATGTATTTGGAAAAATGTCGGGTGTTCATGACCAGGTGGGAAAAAATTTCTGGTATGAGTGTTTGTTGTGGTATCAAATAATCTCCAACCGCCAAATGCTCTGTTTCTGAAACAATATCAAAAGGCATAGTTGGAAATAAAAGTTTTATCGCTTGTATGATTCCGTCTTTTGTCAAGTTTGCCGCTCTTTCGTTTATTTTTATTCTGATGATAAGATTATTATTCTCAATTTTTAGGTAAATTCTCTCATGAAACAAAAAGATTTCAATGGTTTCTTGTAAAATAGACTCTGTACTCTTGAGAATTTCTTCGGCCTTATGAAGGTCCTCAAAAAAAGGTAGAGATTTAAGCTCAAAATCCTTTAAAATTTTATAATATTTACCAAGACGTACAAAAGGGCATTCTGAAGTTAAAACCAGTCTGTCAAAAACAGCCTCAATGGTGACGTTAGTTATGTCTGTTACAATAGTAAAGTTTATATTCTCTCCTTCAAACGGTAAATATGGGATGCATGGTATCTTTTCTTCTTCGGTAAATTTTTGTATATTCTCCTCGTTTTCCAAATTGTTTCGTTTCACATCGCGTCTAATTTTTCTAATAAAGTCTTCTCGCGCAGGTTTAAACTCAATTTTATAACTTCTAAAAAGATTTTCAGACGAAGGCAAGTTAAAACCGACTTTTACTTCGTCTTCTAAAAGACCATAATCATTTTGCGCTATAGGTGACGATGCATTTAGACGGATTCTAAAGTATATAAATGGTTTTGCTACATCTTCTATTTTGTTTAAATGATTCTCAGTAATAAGATTGTTTACTTCTGGAGTCAAAATATCGCTCAACTTTTCATATTTATTTTTGTTGGCTATCATACGAAGAAGATCTACAATTTGTAAAGTCAACTTACCATTTTGCTTTGCCTCTCGCATATCAAATGTAGGATACCAAATATAGTTTGGCAGACTTTTTCTCTTTGCGGCAATTCTTACTTTTATACTAGCTAAATTATCATCTGGATATACATCTATATCAACGGGAACATTCATCCTTTATTATTCTAAAATTGTTTATTTATAACTAACATTTTACAATAAATGGATACGTGTTCCTATTTTATCCAAAATAAGGCGTTATTTGGCAGTATGCCTAATGATGAAACTGTTAAAGAATTAGAAAAAATCGGAGTCAAATACTTTGTAGATCTAACAAGTTCCAAAGAAAAACTTACAACTCCATACAAAACAGAATTTGAAGTTTTACAATATCCAATTCCAGACAGAAAGATACCAAAAGATTATCTTTCATTTTCCCAGTTTGTTTATACTGTTTTTTTAAAAATCAGAAATTTAAACGACAATGAAAAGCTCTATGTTCATTGCAAAGGAGGGCATGGACGTTCTGGTATTGTTGTGGCATGCATCCTGTGCCTTTATCTAAAAATTCCGCCCGAGATTGCATTGGATTTGACAAAATTTTACCACCAACAACGAAAGACAATGCGAGACAAATGGCGGCGTATTGGTTCTCCTCAAACGTTTACACAAAAAGATTTTGTAAAAAAGCTATTTGAGCCTTTCTACTTCAACACCCATCTGAATTCATATCTCAGCAATTCTTCTTTGCATATTATAAACGACAAACATCTTGGGAAATTTCATTGTGTTGAAGCTGCGTATCAAGCCTATAAAAATCCAACAGATAAACAATACGTAAACATACTTCGACAGTGTTCATCTATTAGAGAAATTAAGAATCTTGGAAAAGGTACAGTGATAAGAAGTGATTGGGAAAATGTTAAAGATGAAATTATGTACACCCTTGTGAAAGAAAAGTTTGACACACATCCCGAACTAAAGGAAAAACTATTGCAAACGTTGTTAAAACCCATTGTTTATAAATCAAATGATATTTCATATTGGAAAGATAAAAACTATAATCGCCTTGGAAAACTACTACAAAGAATCCGTAACGATTATTATGCCTTGAATTAAATTATTTATTATTAATAATTTAATTTAATTTAATAGCAGGCAAAATTGAACTCATCGTCATTACTGTCATCATCGCTGTCGTCTGAGTTTATTTCATAGTCACTGTTATCATCATCATACTCATCGTCTTCGAAATTATGAGTTATTAGCTTCTTTAACTTTTCTTTGTGCTCATTTGCAATGACTGCACCAGAACCCACGAGAAAGACAATACCGCCTACTAGAACGGCGACACCCCAGCTCTTGGCCTCTCCTTGTCCCTTGCTGATAACAATAGCAGAAAGAACAAGAAGAACAAGACCCAATAAACCAAGGAGGCCAACAAGAAGCATAGAATCTATCTTAAGGTCCTTTCGACCAGCAATAAGCAGAAATACTCCGGCGGTTAGCATAATAATACCAATGGTGTAAATACCCTTGTTCGCGTTGTTTATATCACTATTTACCTGGACGTTCTTTAGGGCAGCATCTATTCTGCCCGAAGCAACTAGAAGAAGCACTGAAATTGCAATCATAATACCGGCTAGCATATTCATCATTTATTATGCAAAATAATTTATTTTCCCTTTTTTACACAAATTTCTTGTCGACAATATTTTTAGTGCCTATCGCACAAGTAATTATGCCAATCAACGCTAGTTGAATAGAACCTACCTTTCCAGCAGTATTTTTCTGGGCTAGAATAGCTCCGGCAATCAAAACTATCACAGCTCCTATTGCTACAAGGACATAATCCTCATTTTCTTTGACCTGTGGCGGCAAAGCCTTGTAATGGTCTAGTACTATCAAGAGAATACCAAAAAATATAATAAAATTTGCAAAATTCAATGCAGACGTGATAAGACTGTTGACTGCGGCAGTAGGCTTGCTTTTGCTCTCAAGAATTGCAATCTTTTGTGTTTGAAGTGCAATAGAACTGACTGCGCCTATTAATAAAAGAGTCGTGGGTAGAGAAGTTGATTCCATTTATTAAAAAGAAATTAAATATTTATTGACAGAATAATTAAGCCTGATGTAACAAGGTAAGCTAGGATGTATTGAAAAGACATTAATATTTTGTGCTCTGGTGAGATTGGTTCAATATCACTTCCTGACATTGTTTGAATTCGAAGTGCCATGTATAAAGCGTCCTCGATTTTTATACCAAAAAAGTTGGCATATGCATTACCAAAAATTATAATACAGAATGTCATTACAAAAAAAAGTTGCGTTAGTTTGAATGAAAGCATTTATTATTAAGTACATATAATAAATGAAATCGTTTTGTATTAGTTTAGAAAAACATAGAGACACATGGCCTGAACTTACAAATTATTTTTTGGAAAACGGAATATCAGATGTGACCATTTTTCCAGGAATCAATGGTAAAAACATCGGCCAATACTTTGAAACCAAAAATTCTCAAGTTTTAGGACCCAGTGAAAGTGCTCTCATTGAAAATGTGGGAGGTGTGGAAAAAATGGTTTCTACGTGGGGACTTTATCACCTATATAATCACACAAACCGACGTGACCATGCACAGCTTGGTTCTTGGGGCGCTGTTGGATGTTATTTATCACATGCAAATATATGGAAAAAGATGTTGGATGAAAAAATTGACTCAGCCATCATCTTTGAAGATGATGTTCAGTTTAATAGTGGTTTTAAAGATAGATTTGAAAAATTTATGAAAAACTTACCTTCAGATGGAGACGTATTTTTTCTTGACGTATCTGTTAATTTTAAACCCTTAAAATACGATGATATGTTTGATAAAATTCTCGGGCAATTTTGGGGTCTGCATGCTTACATTATGACAAACAAGGGAGCTCAAAAACTTTTACCCTTTGTTTACCCTATTGAAATACAAATAGATTCTCTCATTGGTTATAGTGCATCATTGAATAGATTAAAACTCTACACTGCAAAAGATTTATGTGGACAAAAGACGCATATATCTTCTATTCAAACTGCATGTATGATTTGTGATATTGATGATAAAGAAATTAACAAGTATAAGTCGTTGACTAAAACGTTTATCTATATTTTTCTCTTCATCGTTGTACTTCTAATTATTTTTATGTTTATTTATCCCGCAGGAAAAGCATCATTTAGATATATATTTTAGATTTATAAAATGCTCTTTGTTTTCGTTGGAAACATTGGTTGTGGTAAAACTACAGCTGCAAACATTCTTCAAAAAGACTTTGGATTTTTAGAGTTCTCCTTTGCTTCTCCTTTAAAAGATTTTGCTTTAAGCATCGGTTTTAACTTTGAAGATGTTTACGGTTCACAAGAAGAAAAGACCAACGTCAACATAAATTTTGGTATATCAGGAAGGCAATTTATGCAAAAATTTGGCACCGATATAATGAGGGCAAATTCTGGCTTTCTTTTCAATAATAAAATTGATAATATTTGGGTCAAGGCAATGGAAATTAAAATTTCTAGTGCTAAAAATAAAAATATTGTCGTATCAGATGGTCGCTTTGTTGACGAGATTGAATCCTTAAAAAAATTTGGTGCTATTGTTGTTCGTCTAAAAAGAAGTAATTCTCCTTATACTTCATGCCATAGTTCTGAAATAGAAATACATAAAATTAAAGCAGATATCGAGTATGAAAACAACAGCACAATAGACGCTTTAAAATCGTTTATATCAAGCTTGTTTTCCCGGTTCGCTGACATATCTAGCAAGGGTAAAGAAGAAGTCTGAAAGCCGGTTGATAAACTTAAAAATCTCGTGGCTGACATTACCGTACTTGTTAATCTCTCGTTCTGCTCTTCGAGTCACAGTCCTACAAATATGAGCCTCGGCTTCAATTTCGTTTTTACCATCCTGTATGATAAAAACAGTGAGCGGTTTTAATTCACTATCCATAACATCAATATAATTTTCAATTTCACTGACTTGTTCTTCAGTAAATTCAGGAAGTATGAAAGAATCATCCCTGCTTGGCGTTGCAATTATGCTTCCTATGTTTAGAAGTGTTTTTTGAAGAGAAATTATATACGGAATAATTTTGTGTTTATCAGAGCTGTTTGCAATATAGAAATTTCTTAACAGAAATATTAGCTTTCCAATGTGAGATGCCATCTCGTCTAAAGTCCCTAAAACATCAAAAATTTGTTCACATTTTTGAACACGACTTCCGTCATAAAGTCCACTTGTACCATTGTCACCTGTCTTTGTGTACACTTTCATTTATTAATGTTTTTTGCGCATTAAATAAGTTAACTATCCACCCTGAGAGACAATATATAGCTTAAAGAATACACACTTACATATGAGCCCCATTAGCGTAATTGGATAGCGCGTCAGACTTCTAATCTGAAGGTTGCGGGTTCGAGTCCCGCATGGGGTTATACTTTTTATATCTCGTAGATATAAAAGCCTTTTCGTTTCATTACACGGTGTAAAAAACATACACTTTAACTAAAAATAAAGTATAATTTTTTTGCCACTTTATAAGTCATACTACAAAGCTTTTGGAAACTAGATACTTACAAACTGTAGTTATTTATATGTTTTTATATAATAAAATGGCCGAAACTGTTCCATATAAACAGATAAAAGAATGTACTGATAGAGAAAGACATATAAATATTATAAGTATTCGTTCGCCAGAAAAACTCGAGATCAAGTTTGACAAACATTATTGTCACTTTAGTCCTCCAAGAAAGATAAAGTACGAGTTAAATTTCGTTCAAATAACGGATGATGATCTTACAAATATATACTCATTGCTTCAGATGAAAGATGTACTGAATGACAAATGCAACGAGCTTTTAATTTATTATGAAAACGACTCTCAGTTGCAACCGATTTTTTTACATATTTTATCCCTTTTCAAAAGCTTTCCATTAAAAAAGACTGTTTATTTAGCCGACGAAGAGAATGAAAGTGAAGTTTTGACTACTTACCCGGATTTTTTAAGTACATACAAATTTGTTCTTTTCATTACGCTGCCAGAGTCAGAATTGTATTATCATACAGAAGAGACGTCTTTTGGGTTGAAAAAAATTATAACAAAAAGTCTTCCTAATAATTTAAAACTTACGTGCCAAATTTGGTTTAAAAAATTTATATCACGCATTTTTTCATGTGGCGTAAAAAGGTTATTACAAAAATCAGGCACTTGCTATCTTACAGCTGTTATCAATGGAATTGTACTCTCTCCCGTGCTTCAAAATTTTTTTCTACAAAAAATGAAAGAATATGTCACACTTTATCCTGAATCAAAAGTTTACATTTCTAGCCCATTAAACGAGCTTGATATGACAAATTGTAAACGGTTTTTAGGAAACTATTCAGAAGAAGTGCAATTTCTTTACCGAATGCTTTACAATCTTGTATGTAAAGATGTGCGACCTTTTGCTCCAGTCCATTACTCATTAAGAGAAGATGTTTTTGTTCAGGCGTCAAAAGACTATTTCAGCACATCGGTATTAGGTCAAGGAGGTTTTGGCATTGTTCCTATTCTAAGCTTCCTTTATGGTAGCAGCACAAATTTTGTAATTGCTCTTGAAGATGAGATGAAAAATATAATTTACATCAATCCAAAAGATGCGCTTGTTTACATGCCGACTTTTCTTTCCAAACCCCTGCTGTACAACCAACTCTATGATAAGCTTTTACTTAATAGAATATCTTATATACATTCCGACGTAAGCATAATTCTATATATACCTCGTGATTTATGGCTTGAAGACCAAAATGTATCAGACATTGTTTCAGAAGGCTTTACAACTCAGTCCTCAAGTATCTTCATGAGTTATGAAAAGGATGAAATATCGTGTGCGCATGCAGTTGTTGGCTTTTTTTGCGACGGAATACCAAAGGTGTATGACTCTGGAACCAACATGATTTTTGAAGCTGACTGGTTAGGTAATGTTTCAGATTTTTATGTAACATATATTGATACTTACAGAGAAATGGACCCACTAGCAAAACTTGATAATTTTGGAATTGAATATATTTTGTTTACATCTGCTTTATTGCCTCAATTTTCTGATGTTTGTTTTAAACCCGAACATTCGGCAAGACAAGTTACGAAAGATTTAACATGGGATGTACCGCATTATCGCCTTTATAGAGAAAATGAATTTACACCGCTTTTTTTCTCTTTAGTTTTTAACAGAATTCCAATAAGTGAAGATTTTTTTGATTTGAGTAAGAGTTCAATTGCCAATCAAGTTGATTCAAATTTTGGTATCGTAAAGATGATTCTCGATGCTTACCCAACCGTAAATTTTTTAAAGTACCCGGAAGTTGCAATTATCATATTGAAAGACCGCGTTTTCCAACAAGATGAAATCGAAATTGTTCCAGTACAAATTGACGATATACAAGTGTTATACCAAATTTACCAGGATATAATAATTTATGGTATAGGGTTTACATTGACAAATGAGGTCATTGAAGAAGCAATAGCAGACGGACAAATTCAAATTTTAAATCAGCTGGGAGTTGTTCCCGTATTTACAGACGAATTTATGTTGAACAGCTCTATATTAGAACATTGGAATGACATTTATGACACTTATCCAGCATTACCTTGGAGTGATTATGAAAGAATGTATATATTAAAACACTTTAGAGATGAATACAATGATGAGATTGTAATGGAAGACTTTCAAAGGCTATCTGAAACCGAACAACAGGTGCCTTATCGCGTTTTAAGACATTTTGAGAGATTTTGGCCTTACCTGCAAGACACTTTATACTATATTGACTGGCAAGATGTTGAATCTCGGTGGAATAGTGATCCTTTAAATCTAACTTTTTGAATATGGCGTTTGAATATAACTTTATGTTTATAATAAATGGCATCATCCGTTTCTTATAAATCTGTGAAAGAATGTAGTGATCGGCAAAGGCAAATTTTTATTATAACAATACGCCCGCCTATAAAGGGAGCAATTATATTTGATAATCATTATTGTCATTATCTCCCTCCAAAAAAGATTATTTACAGCTTAACATATTTACAAATGACAAATGAAGCAGATAAAACCGAACTATTAAAGTTTATCATACAAAATAATACTTCTTTTGACGATATGTGTAATGAGTTGTTTATATATTTCGATTTTGAAGATTCGTTGCAAAAGTTATTTGATAACACTCTTCAGGCATTCCAATCTTTTAACCTAAAGAAAACGGTATATTTGGAATGTGCCCTTTTGGAACACGATATTTTAACACGTTACGGTAAGTATTTTACTAACTACAAGTTTGTCCACTATCATTCATCAAACTTAATACCTAAAATTCCGGCTGGACAATATACCAAAAAATCAGCCTCTCAATTAATGCATACAGTTGTATTGACACGAGCTTCAAATAATAGACTCGCATGTCAGCCATGGTTTAAGAAATTTCTTTCCAGAGTCTTTTCATGCGGTGTATATCGATTAATACAAAAATCTGGCACTTGTTTTTTAAATGCAGTTGTTAATGGAATTTTGCTTTCCGAAAGAGCTAGAAATTTATTTTTGGAAAAAATGTCTGATTTTGTTTCTAAACACCCGGAAACAAAGCCATATATTTCTAGACCATTAACTCACAGCGACATGACAAGTTGTAGATATGTTTCAGGTACATTTTACGACGAAGTGCAGTATTTGTATCGACTTTTATATAATTCTCTTTGCAAATCCATTCGACCATTTCCACGAGTCGGATATACCGAACGCGAAGATGTGTTTGAACTTGCTTCACAAGAATATTTTAGTTCAAATATAAGCGGAAACGGAGGGTTTGGTTTAGGGACAATCCTTTTTTTTCTACTAGGCAGTAGAATAAACTTTTTACTTGCATTAGAAGACGAAAATGACCTCATATTTGTCAACCCAAAAAATATATTGAATAATATCGATGTTTCTTTTGATACAGACACGTTATACTCAAATACTTATTTTCTACCATTAAAGATGAACAAATCTAAAAGGAGATTTGAAAGGGAAGTTGTTATTTACATTCCAAGAAAATGGACTAAAGAGACCAACATAAAAAAAATAGAATCTTTTAATTATGTGCCTACTATGGGTACAGTAAATTATGAAGTTTCTAATTTGTCTTCAAAAGAATCAATAGGTCATATTGTCACCTTATTTTTATGCGACGGAGTTCCAAAGGTATACGATTCTGCAGAAAACTTTATTGTAGAAGCAAATTGGTTAGGCGACGAGAAACATTTTGTAGAATCATATCAGGACCACAGCAAATTATATTATTCGTCTGAAATCAACCTTCACAATTTTAAATTTATTTTTCTTGTTTTCACAGGGGAAACGATAAAAGAAAAGACATGTTTTGAATTATCGGCTGAATTAGAAGGAACCCCCCTTCAAAAAGAATACAGGTGGGATGTACCTGTACATAGATTATATAAAAACGGGCATTTTACGCCTTATTTTTATAAACTAATAGAATTAAAACTGCCTATAGGCGACCATTTTTTCGACTCTATGAAAAATCCACTTGCAGGTAGAGTTAATGACAATTATGAGGTGGTAAAATTGATACTTGAATCATATCCTGATAAAAAATTTACAAAATATCCTGACTTGGCACAAGTCATCTTTCAAATCGAAATACCTGAAGATCAACTTGAGTATTCAGGTATAACCATAAAAGATTACAATCAACTCAAAACTATTTATAAAGACCTAATTTCTTATAATGTGAAAGCTGATATTTCAGATGAAATTATAGAAGAAGCCATAAAAAACGGAGATTTAGATATTATTACAAGTGTCCGAGCTATATCTTAGTTACTGTCGTGAATGAGGCATGTTTTGCCTATCTTTGTAAATGAAACTGTCATATCTTTATTTTCTATGTCTTCCCAAGGCAACAACATAAGTTTAAATAATCCTATTTTATTTACACTATCAATATATTTTTGTAAGTTTTCAACTTGATTATCATTCTTTATTTTCAATTTTTTCCAGATGAGATTTTTAATATCTTCTGGCCTTCCTGTTTTATATAAGTGTGAATCTGGAACGCATGATATGACATATAGACCCTCAAGAGAAGACACAAAATGAACTATTGCATTTGCCTTTTTACACAAGTTATAAACAGCCCAATAATCAGACGCTGACGGCACTCCAAATTTTGTCTTGTATAATAAATATGCATTAAATGGATGGGAGTGAAAGGTATAAAGACTACCAGTTGTAGAAATTTCATCTTCTGTTCCATATACAATACTGTCTTTGTCAAGCTTCAAAGTGTGAATTATTTCTCCTTTTTGAAGTTCGCTTTTGATAATCCTAAAATGTCCAAATACCTCTTTCTGACTTCTTTTTCCTCTGGTTCCAACTGTCACTCCGGCTTTTGCAACATATTTTAGATAATCAATAGAGTCTCTGTCTAACTGAAGAGAAATTGTGCAATACTTTCCTTTTTGGGTTTTCAAGTATTGTTGCTCTAAAAATGTGTTTTGCTTTTCTGTTTGGGTTAAAAACTTGTTTTGTCTAATTCCGCAAAGTTGTGTTTCATCCCAAGCACACGGATGAATAGACCTAAATCCCTCTGGTTGTACTCCTTTGCTAAATGGAATGACAATATGAACCGACTCTTCAAAATACTTGTTGATAGTTTCAAGCAATAGTTCAACCCATTCATCATCGCATTTTTCAAGATAAATTGTATTTTTGTTTTTATCAAACACACCACAAAGGTTATACTTGACAGACGATATAAAGTTGTCACTATCAATTATATCTTTTTTGTGTGTACTACCTTCAAGCTTAAAAAAAACATTGTTATCCACTACAATGAAAATTAAATTTTGCCTTTTCGTTGGTCCTATCTTACTTAAAAAATTTTTTGCGTCTTCAATTGTGTCTTTATCAAATATAATACCAATCATTTATAAAAGGAAAAATAATACAAATCAGTCAAAATTTTTGTCTGCCAGGATAATTTTCATAAAGTTTATAAAAATTACTAATAATTCATGTTAAATCTCACTTTGTTAATATTCTTTTCGTTTATCTTCAAATCTGTGTACTGTCTTAGCCCATGTTTGTTAAAATCACCTAAAACGCTTGTCCAAATAGTCAACTTTTTATTGTTTTCATCTATTTCATATTCAGTCTTAATATTGTGAAAAATCATTTCAATAACCATTTCTTTCATCGTTTCGTAATCATTTCTAGGTTCTGCTGCCGGTATGGTGTACATAAAATAGCCGTTACCAAGTTGTGGCCTGTTTTTGTAAAAAACCTCACTCATCATATGGGCAATGACTCGATCAGCAACCACGATGGCTCTGCCGTCTTTTCTGAGACATTTCAATAGTTCTTTTAATTTTAAAGAAATATCCCTTACTGTTTGTTCTGAAAAAAAACGTTTATCAAGTTCGCCTTGTGAAATAGACCATCCAACGTATCTGTAAAAGTTTTCATCCATGACTCGGCCGTTTTCAATTTTTTCTTTTTCGATAAGACAACCGTATTCCATTTCTTTATTTATTCATATATTTTAAAATGTTGAAATGTTGCATGACTTAGGCATATACACAAACTTTACACCTCATTTCTATTAAAAGATATTTAAAATGTTAAAAACGGTTTTTTAAATGGATGCTACCTTGTGGATTGTGATCTATTCCAAGTTTTCTCAGGCTTGTAATGATCTATTTTCATTTATACAAAAATACAAGATTACTACGCCTTTTAAATTGCTTGAAATAGACAACAAAGACATACGCAGGAGAATTTTATCTGATAAAAGATTTTCTATTAAAAGTGTGCCTTGCATTATTTCTATAAGTTCAACTGGTGTTGCTTCTCAATACGAAGGTCCAAAGGCTTTTGAACTTTTAAACGCTATGAAACCTGAAGAAGAAGTACATATGCCAGTCCTTCAATTACAAGATGTAAATACCCGTCCTTCGCCTGTTGTTCAGTACAATGACCCTCCACAAACAAAGTTGGAAAATTTTTCTCTTCAAATAGAAACAAATGCACCTCCCGCTCAAAAAGATAACACAGTTACGCTTATCGAAGACTTGATAGATGAGGAAGATGCACATCGCCCTCTTCCTCAAAAAACGGTCGAAGGGGATAGTATGTTGAATAAGGGAGATAGGTCTGTTTCCAACGCAATAAAGGGTGAAAAGGTTTCGGTATCGTCTGTTTTAACACAGGCTCAAAAGTCCGATTTAAATCCTCGCAACGGACCTCCCCAAAGACTTGAAATGAAAGACAAGGAAGATTCTACTAAACAAACCGGAGCAAAGGTAAATATTTCTTCTATCATGTCATCTGCAAGGGTTTAACTTTCGTCTTCTGTAACATCTAAAATACGACCATACGTTTTCATATCAATCCATTCAAAACATTGCTCAATTGTCCACCTAGTCATAGGTTCGGGATCTATCATCCCAAGTATAAGTTCCCTATACGTATTAATTACTGGATACTTTAAGGCATATTTATCCATCGTGCCAATAAATTTGGCACGAAGTTCATCTGTTGTATAAACAGAAAAAAAGCCAGACGCCTGCTCTTTTGTTTGAAAATAATTTTCATATAGTGTATTACCATTAGTAATGAGAGAAATGATTGTAATACCCATTGCAAAAATATCGCCTTTTTGCCAGTTTATTTGAGGTAAAAAGAAAAATTCTGGAGGTAAAAATTTCGGAGTGCCTTTCTTTCCTGTACATTCTACATAAAAACACGCAAACCCAAAATCAATCATTATGATGTTACCCTTGTTAAGCATAAGATTTCCGGGTTTAATGTCTCTATGGGCTACACCTACAGATTTTAAGCCTTCTAAACACTGCAGTAAATCCCTAATATATCTTTCAATAACGTCTTCGGATAAGACTAGTCCTGCATTTTTGTTTATATCTATTAGTTTCTGTAATTCTAAACCATCTGCCAAATCATAAAGAGTGGCAACATAATTTTTTGGTACATCATCTGTAACTGAAACCATTTCAGAAGGTTTTCCTTGTCCTGTGTGGAATAAAACTTTTTTTAGAGATATAGCTATATTTTCAGGCAGTACTTCTGAAATTTTAATCTCACTCTTTAACGATTGTAATAATGATTGTAATGTTTCTGGTAATAATTTTTGCACCTTTAAAGCAATAAGACCATAATTTTCAAGCATTGCTTTGAATACAATTCCATAAGCCCCTTGTCCAATTTTTTCTAAAATTACAATCTTTTTGTCGTCTCCCTTTATGTTTTTATATAAAATTACTTTTCCAACGTCCATTTATATATATAATTACATAAATTCAACCATTTAGAGAAAATTATTTATTAATTAATTATAAATGAAAGGCAAACTCAATGTTATTCTAGACCTTGATCAGACTCTTATTTCCGGAGAAGAGCTTCCTTTTGACTTAAAGAAAAACAAGGAAAAAATGAAAAAGTTTGACCACAAAACAATGGAGAATTTTTTTATCATTTTTGCACGTCCTCACTTACAAGAGTTTCTCGATTATCTTTTTGAAAATTTCAATGTCGCCGTTTGGACCGCCGCAACCAAAGACTACGCTCTTTTTATTGTGAAACATTTTATATTAAATAAACCCGGAAGAAAACTCAATTTTATTTTTTACTCTCATCACTGTGATATGAGCCAGAAACTTAAAAAAGGATTAAAAGGACTTTCTATACTTTGGGACGATTTTAAGCTTAAAAAATACAATGAAAACAACACTATCATAATAGACGATAATCCGGACGTTCTTGTAAAACAAGCTTGCAACGTTATACAAATAAAGCCTTTTCAATACAACGATAGAGCGTCTTACAATGATACTGAATTTTACAAAATCCAACAAGAATTGTCGAAGATAGACGAATATATGAGACAAGGCATTGTTAGAACTTGTCTGAAAAAATAATTCTTACATGGCGATGGTTTCAAAAACGTTTTTAGCATTATCACCATAAGATTTGAGTAGAAAAATATCATCCACCATCTCTTGCTTTTGCGTGTCATCTACGTCACATAGATCGCATAGATGTTCGGCGTAAAATTGAAGTCTTCTTAATAGTTCATCATTTTGATCTATTAAATCTCTACTTAATTTGGCAAGTTGCTCATTTGTATACTTGACTTTATAAATTTTATCTTTTTCCTTTACTTTTTCCTCTAATTCATGATATAATTCATCTTCGTATTCTGTTATCTCTTGTTGCTCTTCATATCGACAAAGATGAAGTTTATTTTGTAATTTGTCATTCTCTACTTGTAACTTACTATTCTCAAGCTTTAGAATATCTATTTCAATCTCATTCGTCGACTCTTCACAATCCTTTAGTTTCGACTTCAGATTTTTATTTGCATTTAGAAGAGTTTCATTTTCTTCTTTCATCATATCCAATAAAAGCTGTATAGCACGTATTTCTTCTCTTTGCGCTTCGTTCATCTCTTTGTTTAACACGACTTGCTCGTCAAGCCTATCTACAAATTCTTGCTGTAACGAAGAAATTTGTTCTACGTACATACTGCAATCTGCGCTTGGCATTCTTTGTGACAGTTTGCTCATCAGGCTTTCGTTTTGAGAATTCAAACTTTCTAATTCTTCACGTATATGATCCACTTCGGCTTCTTTATCGTTTAATTTTCTTTGAATTTCTTCACAATCTACGGATTGTTTTGCTTCCAATAAAACCTGCTTCATGGCATTTAAATTTTCTTTAGACTCTTGTAATTCACGTGACAATGTATCTAATTTAAGATCTTTTTCACGACCACTTTGTCTATACGCATCCACTTCGCCTCTTAACTGAACCAAAAGATCATCATTCTTTACAGCTTGACTGTTCATGTTTTCTTTGCACGACTTAATAATATCTCTTAATTCTTGCATCAATTCCGAACTCGACAAATTCCCACTAGTTTCAAGCACTTCATTAACAATTTTAATCATCTGGTCATTTTCCGCCTTTACCTCTTGATATTCCATGTTTAGGGTTTGGAGACTGCTTTTTAGTTGAGGAACGTTGCTTACCAAATCCTGCATTTCAACCAATTGATTTCGTAAAGATTTATCATCGTCTAAAAGGCCATTTATTTGTTCTGCAAGGTCATCTATTTGTTCTGTAAGTTCTGCTTCTTTTGAAAGTTTTTTAGATCTAATTCTTTTACCCTCCTGTGTTTCAAAAGGTTGAAATCCAGAACGTAATTTGACATCCGTTTGCCTCAAGCGTGTTACCTTTCGTGTTTTTTTATCATAAAATAGATCATTATAACGGTGATATAAAATTAAATGTCGTCGTACTTCCGGTGAAAGAGAAACAATAGGAATTTCCTCTAGGGTAATATAATTATTTGTAGCAGCCATTTATATATAATAAAATATAAATAAATGACACGTTATTGCATAATATTAATTATTATATTTTTTATCATTTTAATGTGCGCTGTTTGTTTTTGTAAAAAATCTGATCCTTACATTGCTCCTACAAACTATGATTCTGCAATTTTATACTTTGATGAAAAACTTGCCCCATATTTATTACCAGAAACCATCGCAACTATTCAGAAAGGAGTCACTTCATTTTTCTCTCCTCATATTCAGCTTCAATTAATTCCTGCATGCGACGCATTGCCAAAAGACCACCACGGTCTTATTGTTATCAACTTTCAAGGTAAACAACTCCAAACTCCCTTTGGAAAAGACTTTAACAACTTAGATAACGAAACGCGAACTGCCTTTGGAGATTTAGTTTTTACACAGTTATTTGGATTCCCCTCCATGGCTTCTTAACCAAACTCAGAACGCATACAAGGATAACAATATTCTCCCGGATTATTTGCGTGAGGACACCCTTTTGGAAACGTTTTTGCCATACCCATCTCCATGCTTTTGATTAAATCTTCCTCAACCTTGTGCTGGTAACAATAATCCTCTGCAACATTGCATAAACATTTTACTCCGAATGAGCTCATTGCTTTGCAATCATGTCCACATTTCTTATTGTGTTCTTTTTTGGTCTGGCTCAAATTATTTTGAAGAATATCCTTTTCAACAGACTCCCAATTCGTCAAACGATTCCTCAATAGCCTATCCATTTATTATTTGAATCAAATTATAAATACGAAATCTAGTTTTACTTAAGTATACCTCCAAAAAAATTGATCTTTAACCAATATCCCTTAAAACAACCTCTTTACCAACGAATTCCCCGTCTTGATATTTTATTTCTAGAAATAAAATAGATAAATATGGACAATCCAAGCGCACTTTATAGAACCGGAAAACCGAGAGCTCCTCCGGAGATACGGATGACGTTGTGGTTAACGGCGCAGATAATAGTTTCATAGCTGTAGCTAACTGATACACCGTTGACGTTTGTCTTGCCATTGTCAGGGGGCAGGGGAGTGTTGCAGCCAAGATCAAGGGTGACGTTGGTGAGCTTGCCGTAGTTGGTAGAACCAAGAGGATTGATGTCGTACATGTTAATGGCATACGAGTACATGTGGTAACCGGTGGCAGCAGGGATACTCGGGGCCTTAAACCAGGGCTCGATGAGCGAGTAGTAATCGGCAGGTAGACCAGCAAGACGCTGAGTGTTTTCGTATAGGAGAGTTGCGTTAGATACGGGGTCTACAGGGTAAGCCGGGGCGCCAGACGGGCAGATGTTACCAATGGTGTAGTTCGACCACTCGGAACCAACAGAGTTATTGCGGACGGCAAACAGAAGAGCCTTTACAGCGTGAGAAAAGCGGATATCAGTAGAAGATGCGCCAATGCCAGCAGTGGGGGTAAAGGTGGAACGAGGAGCCGTCTGCACCTGCTCGATGAGCATATCACGAGGAGCACAACCCATACGCTTACGCTCATCGTTGGATACTAGAGCGTACTCAGCCCAAACGTAGGCATTCTTGAGCGTCGGAGTAGCGTTGGAGGTGTTGATATCACCGCCCTGAACGGGACGGCCAGGAGATACAGCGTTGGGGTACACAACTAGAAGGTCGGTGTAGTCGCGAAACTGGAACTGAATACGCATCTCGTTGTAGGGAAGAGCAGCAGTGGGTAGAGCGACACCAGTATCACGGGTGAAGAAGAAAGGAAGGGGAAGATTGATAGTGTAAGAGGGCAGGTTCTTGCAAGCACTGGTAAGCTCGGGTACGTTACCAATCATGTTGTTGTAACCAACCTGCTTGGAAGCAGGTACGGTAAAGGCAGACCAAAAGTCAAGGTAGTAAGAGTCAAAACGAGCGGCAATGAGGTCGTTAAAAGTTACAGCGCACTCACGAATCAAGTTGTGGGCAACATTGTGGGTCCAACGACCTACTAGCTGCTGGTTCTGCGTACCGCCGGTAGGAAGTGTAGTAGATATGGCATTAAACTGAATAGCAGGAAGAGTAGCGCGTAGCCAGGTGTGTACAAGGTAGTCACCGGCACGAGAAATCGAAGCAGCCCACTCAGCACCAAAGTTGGGTACACCCATCGAGTTCGTTAGAACAGTAGGAATGAGAGTAAACCAAGTGGCGGTCTTAGTTGCGCAAACAAAGTAGGTCGTGGCATCAGAACCACCATACATATACTTCTCCAACTCGTCATAAGTTGCAAGATCAATAAATCCCGGAGTTACAGACTGATTAATCGAAGACATTTATTATAGCATAAGAATTAAAATTTTTGAAATAAAAAATTTTCCTGAACTCTAATTTTCGTTTTTTCAAAAACCGATTTTGTTAGCCGCAAACGAGTATTAAATGATATTACAGTTCAATTACCCAAATTTTGCTCTCCTTGAGCAGCAATCTTCTATCTCGTCACATAACACGTGTCGATCTCTTTGACCAAAGTTGGAGAAGAGGAGATAAAAACAATGTGGTTTCTAAGATAATTGAGTTTTGCCAAATTGATTTTTTCTTGTTTCTTTTTAAGGATTTAAATACTACGCAGTATGCAGAAATGTATTGCAAAATCTTGTGAAGATCTTTGTGAAGGATCTTTTTGTCACTATCATGACGAAGTTCTTTGCAAGCACATCCTCAAGAATGGAAAGCGATGTGCACAGTCTCGACGCTTTGGTCAACAGTACAACAATATGTGTGGCATCCATTGGAAACTGTATCCCTTGAGCGAATCTGAAATGCAACAACATCAAAGAGAGCATGAAGAAAACCTGAAAAAAGAGGAGGAGGAGTTACAAGAAAAAATAAAAAAGATATGGGATGAGAGTGCAGAGAGGATGAAGCGCAGTAGAGAGGAACACGAAGAAAGAATGAAGCGCCAAAGAGAAGAGTTTCAAGGAAGGAGAGAAGAGTTTGCAAAGGCAAAGAAAAAGAAACCAAATAGTGTATTAGAGGCTGAAGGGATTTTTAGTAATGATGATTTCAAGAAGTGGGCAAGAAATCATCATCCAGACAAGGGAGGGGATACAAAACTTTTTCAAGAGGTTTCTTTTCTTGTTCGTCAAAAAATGTGGTAATTTGTAAGTATTTTTAAAGAGAATTTAAAAATATATTATAAATTGTTTATTAAATGAAGGAAAAAATTGTGTATACTGCAATTTGCTTAGTCTTTCTTGGGTTAGTTGCAATTTGTATATGGCTTTGCCAGGAACATTACACATATAGCGGAAATTCAAGTGGTCAAGGAACAGTTGAGAATACAAGAACTTTGACCATGGATGATACTGGAAATTTATCTCTTGTGTATTCGGTTCCTGTGGGAACGATTGTTGCTTGGTCAGGAAATTCTACTACGATTCCTAAAGGTTGGGCATTGTGCGATGGAACGACTACATATACGGATATAAATGGAAACACCCAAACAGTTCCTAATCTTTCAGGATCATTTTTATTAGGCGCGAATGGAGATACGGGGGCAGGGCCAAGTACCCAAGTAACTCCTGGAGACGCAGGAGGTCAGTGGGAGCCAAATATTCTAACCCAGGGTGCATTCTCTGTAGAATGGTCGCCAATTTTGTTTCCTGGCAACGATGAAAATCAAGTTAGTATTTCATATAACCAGCCAGAATCGTCTTATGTTTCGGGAAAATATACAACTATTCCACCGCCTCCATATGTGGGGGTCAATTGGATAATAAAGATTGCATAAATTTTTAAATTTCACGAAAGAGAATTTAAAAATACCATCTGTTTTTCTACAAATGGATATGGATATAATATCTATTGATAATAAAATTCAAAATGGCCTGAAATCAGAAGAGGATAAATTAGATAAATACAAAGAAACGCTACGAGATATTGACAGACTTTTGCAAAATAATTTTTTAGAAAGGTGCACGAGAAACAAGCTCTTACGAAGTAAAAATGAGTACATAATAAAAATCAAGGATTTAGAAGACAATCAAACTTATAATTTTTATATAACAGAAACAATGCCTATCATTCAGAGATATAAAGACATTTTAAAAAAGCCAGTTAAGATGAGATTTCTTTCTAAAAAAGCGCCAGCCAGAAACGAGGAAAAAGAAAGTATTATTCGAGAGTTTTTGGGTATTGCAAAAAAGTATACAAACATAGAGCAAGAAGAAAAGGGAGAAGAAGGTGTAAAAGAAATTTGTGATAATTGCAAGGGTAAAAACCTTGTTTATTCTGATAATGTTTTGATTTGCCTCTTGTGCGGGTATGAATTTGATGTTGGAAATAATCCTCTTTCATACAAGGATATTTCAAGAACAAATATTTTGCAAAAATACACGTATGAACGTCGGTCACATTTTAGAGATTGTATTAATCAATTTCAGGGAAAGCAAAATTGCAAAATACCTCCAGAGGTTTACACAGATTTGGAAGAGCAATTTAAGAAACACAACTTGCTTATTGGTAATGAACATACGTCAAAAGAAGAACGATTTAGCAAAGTGAAAAAAGAGCACGTAATGTTGTTTTTAAGAGAGTTAAAGTATGACAAGCAGTACGAAAATATTAACTTTATTTATTCTCAGATGACAGGCGCAAAGTGTTACGATATTTCTCATTTAGAAGAGCAGCTTATGGCCGACTTTGATACACTTGTCAACTTGTATATAAAAAAATTCAAATACGAGAAGAAGATTGCAAGAAAAAGTTTTATGAATATAAATTATGTTTTCTATCAACTCTTAAATAAGAACAAATACCACTGTAAAAAAGAGGAATTCAATATTCTTAAAACTATAGATAGAAAGACATTTCACGACGATGTTTTTAAAGAGTTATTTGAAGAGCTTGGTTGGAATCACATACCGTTTTTTTAAAAGAAACGAAGGCTGTGGCGGGGGCGATTACACATGCGGAAAAGCATAGGCCCGTTAAGCGTCACATCTTCCCCATACATAGGCATTTGATTTGGAGCAGCTATTTCCCCTTCATCTTTAAATACCTGGCGATTGCCGGGGCCTCTCACTTTCTGTCCAGCGTTACTTGAAGCATTTAAAGAAGCGGCATCAGCTAAAAGCTGAGCAACTTCATCCGGACTTCTACGAGTCTTAAAATAATCTTCCATAGCGTTAGGGTTATTCATTTTATCATTTTTAAATGAATTATATATTTTTTCGGCCTTATCTCGACTTAACTTTGGATTTTTTTTCATTGCTCGTTCAATAAACCATTCTTTTTCGTCTTGTAGAGCCAAAAGAGGAGTATTTTGCGTTTTTTCAAACATTGCGCCATCTTCTAAAGCCAAAAGAGGCGTCTTTTCAAGCGTTGCGCCATAAGGCGTGCGTGTTCTATTTAAAAGTGGGGATGATATTTGGTTATTCGCAAAAAGTGGGACACCGGGCCCATAAGGATTAGGATTTCTATTAATTAGAGGGGACGGTGTGGCCGAAGCGCTTTGCAAACCACATACTTTGCTGCAAATTTTAGCATTGCGTTTAGACAAAAGAGCGCCTTGAGTCGCGAGGTCAAGACGGCACTGCTGAAGCGTGCGACTACGCTTCTCTGGCATGGCGATTGCTGTCAAACCAAGAGTAGAAGGATTACTGGCGGCACTTACACGAAGAGGAGTACCAGATACCTTAACTACTGTTGTAGCCTTCAGTTTACAAGCAGCCTCCCTTTCCTTATTCTTTTTGTCCTTGTCAGCTTCCTTCAACTTCTTGGCCTCATTCCAGGCAACCGAAGCATGCTTAAGCCAGTTCTTTCTCATTTCGGCAG